GACCAGATCGAAATCGTTATGCACTTAGATCAGGTGCTTGCGTTTATCGAACGTCTTCCTTTGGAAAATCGGAAATCCTTCAATTATGAAGCACAGATTGTCAAAGTGGAGGAAGAAATCGAACGGTACAGGAAACTGAAGCTCCGGCTCTATGAAGATCTGGCAGATGGCGTGATTACAAAGAGCGAGTACACGGAGTTCCGCAACGCTTACACATCTCGGATTGAAGAGAAATCGGAAACCGTGGAACGTCTAAAGAAAGAACAGGCGCAGGCAGCAACTACCGGTATGACAAACCGAGCCTGGGTACAGGCATTTGCTCAGTTTCAAAACATTTCAGAGTTGGATCGCCGGGTGTTGGTGGCACTGGTAGACCGGATTTTCATTTATGAGAACAAAGCGATTGAAATTCAGTTCAAATATCGGGACGAATACGAGATGGCGCTCAGATACGTCCAGGAATTTGAAGAAAGGCCAGCTGCAGCTGGCTGAACATAGGAGGATACCATGGCAAGAAAAAGCAGAAAAAACAGCAGTCAGCC